CCCCCCGAATCACGCACGATTCGGGGAATTTTTTGGTTCTTCACGGGAAGTTCAGGGGAGCAAACAAAGGCGCAGACAGCGAAGCGTCCCTGCCAGTAACTTTGCGCGTCCGCAGACGCGCCTCCAAGCTGCGCTTCCCCCAAGATTCCGTGAAAAAACGTTTTTTCTGCCCGCAAGCTGCAGATTCCCCGCAAAATCGCTAAATCCATCAGAATTTTTTCCGAAACCCTCTTGACAAACTGCCTGTCATTTGGTATACTAATAAAGCTGAATCGTTTCAGCCGTGCCAACATGGCTCAGTCGGTAGAGCAGCGGTTTCGTAAACCGCAGGTCGAGGGTTCGAGTCCCTCTGTTGGCTCGCTTTTCGAGGTGTAGCGCAGTTTGGTAGCGCGTTTGGTTCGGGACCAAAAGGCCGCGGGTTCGAATCCCGCCACTTCGACACTTTTTACCATCTGCATTGCAAAATGTAGATGGTTTTTTCTTTTTATCCACAAGATATTGACCATATCCACATGCCACGCACCTTTTTTCTTCGCGGAAGCCGCCTTCTTGGGTACATTTTGTCCCCATTGGGGACAGCGCGTGTTCGTGTAGTTTTACAATCCCCTTGAAAAACGTGTTACAGGTGTCACAAGAGAAACGCACCTGCAATTCCATGACATAGAAGAGTATTTTCTTGTTACACTTATTTTTATGCTTGTGTTACATTGTGTTACGCTTCAGCATGACCCCCTCTCTGTAATTTTGCCACGCGGTGTCTACGACGAGCCCCCGCCGGTGTGAAAACCCCCATGTTGGAATTTCCAGCATAGGGGGGTACCTCCAACAGCAGAAGATGTTCGCATTTTTTATCTTCACCTGCGTCCCGCAAAAATTTCCTTGACCGTGTATCCCGCACCCCACGCTATTGCGGCTTGCGTTTCACTTGCAAAATTCAGGATTCTATGCTATACTGACGCTGTTCCCGGTTTCGCAATTTCCGGGCAACACAAAGCGACTGCTCCACTCGATGGAACAGCCGCTTCTTGTTTTGCAATTTATTCGTTTGCGTCCTCTTGATGCTTGTCCTCGCCCTGATCCGACTTATCCCTCAACACTTCCAGTAGCTTCCGCAGGAACGCCGGAACAGGCAGCCCCATCAGCCCGCAGTTCTCGATAATCGACAGCGCCTCATTCGCGATATAGAACAGCGCCGCCGCCGTCTGGCAGCTTTCGCCCGTGCCGATGACGTACCTGTCTACCAGTGTCGCCACCAGAATCAGCACCCAGATGAACATTTTCCGCGCAAGGCCAATGAAGCCCGCCGTGCTGGACAGCCGCCCTCCGTGCGTTTTGGTGCTGCGTCCCAACACCGCGCAGATAAGTCCGCTGATGTAATCCACCACGTTCAGCGCCAGCAGGCACGTCAGCGCGCCTGTCCATGCGCCGCCGACCGCGCCCGCAATCGCGCCTACTGCCGCCGAAATCCACTTAATCACATCATCCCACCGCATTGTTCAGTACCTCCTCCAATACTTCCAGCGCACTTCTGAGACTATCCCGCAGCGCTTCCAGCTTCGCCCGCCACGCATCCAGCTCTTTCGTAGGCATATCTCCATCCGGCTGCTTCTGTTCCGTATCCAGCGCTGCCCACGTTGCTGTGCCGCAGATACCGTCTACCGTCAGCACCTTCGCCGTCTGGAACGCACGCACCGCGCCCTCCGTCGTGCTGCCGAACACGCCATCCACCGCGCCGACATCGTAGCCGCGCGCTGCAAGCATCGTCTGAAGCTCTCGCACCTCATCGCCGCTTGCGCCTTTCCGCAGTGTCTTTCTCACCTTGATTCGCCCCGCTTTCTGTATTTCGTCCGCCGAGTACAGACCGACCGGCACGGCGTAATGCGTCCAGCCCTGTCCGATGCTGCCGGTCTGCACGCCCGCACTGCAATGGAGAACCTGTCCGCCGCCGATGTGCATCCCGGTATGCTCCATTTTGCTCCCACTCTGCCGGAACAGGCAGCAGACCACATCCGGCATATCCGCGATTTTTCCGCGCACTGCCCAGTTGGAAATGGTGTTGTACTGGCTCGTTGCGCCACCTCCGGCAATCTCGATGCCGACCTGCTTCAGCAGCCAGTGCGTGAAGCCGCGGCAGTCATACGCCAGCGCGCCCTGCCACTTGCATCCAGTGCAGCTTGTCCCGCCGCCATTCAGCACCTGGCACTTCTTCGTGATGTTGCCCGCGTGCGACGGATTGAGCCGCGCATACTTTCGCCGCAGCTCCGGCGTGCAGGGGCTGCCCCACGCGCCGTAGACATACGGGTCGCCCAGATGCTCCTGGGCAAGGCTGATGATCGTTGATGCTTTGTTGTTCATGCACTCACGCCTCGTTATTCACCCACGCCTGGCATTCCGCCATCATGTACGCGCCCCGCAGCACCTTGAAGCTGTGCAGCGTTCCGTCAAAGAATCTTCCGTGCGTGCCGTCCGACTTCTGGTAGCCGCCAATCAGCAGCGACTTCGCAACCGCCGCCGTATAATTGCTGATGGCAGCAGATGTCGCACTGCCCGCGCTGGAATAGTAGTACCAGTTCGCCCCATCCACAACCAACGCACAACGCAGTTTCTTCCCCTTCATGTTGGCTGTCATTTCCAGACGCGAGCCGTACATGCTCGCCTGCATAACGTAGTATCCGCCTGCGACGTGCAGCACGAAGCCGGGCCATGGCTTCGATTCCTCCATGCAGTGCGCCAGAACGCACGTTTCACCTGCGCTGTCATTTGTCGCCATGTTCTGCCCGCCCGTCACGTCAAACAGGAACGTGTACTTCGGCTTCGTGCTGATGTTCTCAAAGAGCTTCAAACCAGTGTCGATGATGCTGTCCGTTCCTGCCGTGAAAACCGTTTCCTGTGGCAGTTCATACAAAACAGTCGGCACGGCTTTTGTCACCACCACCGCGCACGTCGCGCTGACGCTGCCGACCGTCGCCGTGATGGTTGCATTGCCAGCCGCCGATGCTGTCACCTTGCCCGTGTCAGAAACGCTGACAATGCCGGATGGCGATACGCTCCACGTTACCTTCTGCGTTGCGCCGCTTGGCGTGATGGTTGCCGTCAACTGCGCGGATTCTTCCGTGGTCATCGTGAGGCTTGTACTCGATAGCGTGATGTTCGTCGCCGCGACTTCGCCGTATGTTCCGTCCAGCCAGCCTTGGCACTGCGCCTTCGTCCATAACCCACGATACAAGCGGAAATTGTGCATTGTACCCTTCCAGAAGCGCCCGTGATTTCCGCTCGCGTCCTGATAGCCGCCAATCAGCAGATTTTTCGCCACGTTGCAGTATGCGCCGCTGACGCTGATGTCCGTCATGGACGTGTCGCCATCCTTCGGCGCGTATGCGTAGGTCGAGCCGTCAATGCGCACGGCAATCCGCATTCGCTTTCCGTTAGGCTTCCAGATGATGGAAGAATCATTGCCAAACATAGCAAGCCGCAGTTTGGGCGCATTGTCGCTTTGTCCAATCTGCACCGCAAGCCCCGGATATGGCGACGTTTCATTCATGCAGTGTACCAAGCAATACTTGTTGCTGACGTTTTCAATATCAGCATCCGTTGTCGCTTCAAACACCATCGTGTACTTCGGCTTCGCGGAAACATCCTCAAACATTTTGATTCCCGTGTCGATGATGGTATCCGGTACACCGTTGAATGTCACTGCTGATGGGAGTTCGTAGAGCAGTGAGGGTGCAGCTTCCGCCAGCGTAATCACCGTCTCCGCCGTTTTCGCGCCCACCACGTCGCCCCTGCAAGGCTCAAACGCTACCGTGCGCGTGCCGCTGCCCGCGTCCGTGAAGGACAGCTTGTAGGTCATCGTCCCGTCCGTTACGTCGTAGATGTAGCGGTTCACGCTGCCGTCAATGTACACGCGGATGCTCGTCGTGTTTTTGACGGTCATGGTGAAGGTGATTTCCTCGTTCAGCGCCGCCGTCGTTTTGTCCGCGCTGATGGCGGAAATCGTCGGCGCAGGTTCGGTCGGTTCGCTCGTGTCGCGGCGCGGCGGGTTCGTCGCGTCCACAAAAGACGCTGCCGGAGCAGTTGCCGCGATGGTGGTTTCCCCCTTCGTCACGCTGATGGTTCCCGCCGTCAAGCCGTTCGCTGTCGCCGTAATCTTCATCGTTCCGGATGCGCCGTCGTGCTTCACCACGCAAAGGCACTTGCCGCTGAACGCAGAATGCGTGCTGCCGGAGAGCTTCTCCACATTCGCGCCGTGACCGTTGTCCGTGCCGATAATCGTTCCGCCCACGACCGTGAAGGTCACGCTGTTGTCAGCCGTCGGGCAGCGCGTGCCGTTCTTGTCCAGCACGTCGCAGGTGATGTAAACCAAATCATCCGACGCGGTATTGACCGCCGTCTTGTCGCTGGAAAGCGCCAGTTTCGCGGGCGCTCCCGCCGTGTATTGAATGTCCTGCGCAATCAGATTGCCGGCAGCGTCGTAACCATTCGCAACCAGCGTTCCCGCCGCGTATGCCACCGTGTAGGCGTACTGATTCTTCGTCCCGCGCTGCGAAAGCGTCTTCTTGCCAAGCGATGTACCGTTCAAGAATAACTCGACGGACGCACAGTTCGAGTACAGCCATACGTCGATATTGCCGGATTCGTGCGTCCAGTGCGGCAGGATGTGAATCATCGGGCGGCTGTCCCACATGGACTGGTACATATAGTAAATGTCCTTCGGGAATCCGCAAGTGTCCACAATGCCGAAATAGCTTGATTTCGCCGGATACTTGTTCCATTCGGTCGGTTCGCCGATGTAGTCAAAGCCCGTCCAGACGAAATGCCCGCAGGAACGAGCGTTGTTCAAGTAGGCGTTCACCGTTTCCGCAGCCGTGTTGCCCCACGAAACCGCCTTGTTGTCGTAGGATGGATACGCCATGTTCGCGCTGTCTGTCGCATATACGCCGCGGCTGGAAAGCGCCGAGGTCGTTTCGCTGCCGTAAATCGGGCGGTCGCTCTGGTAGGTCTGGTTGTTGTTGTTGTAGTTGATGCCAACGACATCCACGATAGCCATCAGCGCCGATAGATTGCCGCCGGGCGCGTTGTTTCCCATCGTCGTTGGGCGGGTTGTGTCGAGGGCTTTCACCGCGCTGTTGACCATCGTGCAGACGCTTGTAATTTCGCTGGATGAATAGTCGCCGAGCGTCAAATTCGTGCGCACTTCGTTGCCCAGTGACCACATGATGACCGCCGGATTGTTCCAGTCGCGGCGAATCGTGCCGGTCACGACTTCGGCGTAGTGGTCGGTGAAATACCGCCCGAAATCCTTCTGCTTCTTGCTCTTCGTCCAGCCGTCGAATAGCTCTTCCACCAGCAGCACGCCCTTGCGCTGGCATACGTCGAGGTATTCCGCGCCGAACGGGTTGTGCGTCAGGCGAATCGCGTTGCAGCCCATGTTGGTCAGGATGTCCACCTGCCGCTCAATGGCGCTGCGATTCTCCGCCGCGCCGATGCACCCGCCGTCGTGGTGGACGCACACGCCTTTGAGCTTCGTGTGGATGCCGTTGAGATAGAAGCCCGTGTCCTTGTCGAATCGGATGCTGCGGTAGCCGTAAGGGACGCGCGCGGACTGCTGAATCCTTTTGCCGACTTTCGCGCTGATTTGGGCTTCGTAGAGGTTCGCCGGGGAAGCCGTCAAAAACGCGGACGGCGCGTTGCTGGGCAGAATGCTCTGCTGATAGCTTGCTGCCAGCCCCGCGCCGCCGCTCACGCTGATGCTGGTCGTCGGGGCATAGGTGGTCAGCGCCTTGTACGCGGCGATTTCAGCGGCAGAGAGGGCGGTTTCGGTGGGGGATTCGAGTGCCGCCCAGACATACACGTCATTCGCATCGAGGAACGCTTTGAAATCATCAAGTGTTGACGTTCCTTTTGCGGCGTATGCAAAGCCGATAAGGTTATTTCGGTTGGCAATCGCGCCACCGACAGTTTCGGCACCCGGAGCAGTGGAAAAGTGCGTGCAGAGCACGTTGGACGTGTAAATGCCGCTGAACCACGCAAAGTAACGGTCAACCGCATTTCCCGTTGTTTGCCAGCTAAGCGACGATGTAACCTTGATTTTGGTGATGCGCTGCACGCGCACCCCGCGCGCCAAGTCCACCTCATCGCACACCCACTGCTGA